AACGGCTGTTTGGCTCCGGGTTCTTGGACTTCAAGCGAAACTTTCGGCGACCCCGTGATTTTCAACAACAACATCACGAACAAGGGGTTTTACGTCTACAGCCTGCCCGTGGCGCAACAAGCGGCATCACAGCGCGACCAGCGTATTGCCCCGCTTGTGCAAATCGCGGGCAAGCGCGCGGGCGCAATCCACTCCGGCGACGTTCTGTGCAATATCAACGCTTAATGAAGGGGGATTCAAATGGCTATTTTTACAGTGACAGGCGACGACACTCTCGTTTTGAATGGGCGCGTTTTCAACGACCTTGCCACCGATGATGTAACGACCATCACCCTTCCGAATGAGCTTGTGACCATCAAGACGGGGAAAGACGGAAATTCCATCGTCTCGAAAAACTTTCAAGGCTATAATGGGAATCTTGTCGTGAAGGTGGCTCGCGGCTCAAGCGACGACCAGTTCCTGAATGGCATTCAAGCCGCGTCGGACGCCGATTTTGTTGGAACCGCCCTTATCAAAGGCTCTTTCTCAAAAAGGCTTGGCGACGGGCAAGGCGCAGTCATTCATGATGTTTATTCGCTGAACGGCGGCATTATCTCCAAAGAAGTCGAAGGCAAAGAAAACACCTCCGGCGACATCGGGCAAGCCGAAGCGACCTACAACATAAAATTCTGTGATTGCCGTCGCAGCATCCAGTAAGCGGGGAAACCAATGTCCGAATTTACCACAAAATCAGGCTCGGCGATTTTCGTCGGGCCTGCGCCGTGGGGCGACGCCAAAAAACTCAAGTCGGCAATCGTCAAGGAAGCGGCGGCGTCCGGCATTAAATTTGATTCCATCCAAGCGGACGTTTCAAGCCTGATTGCAGCGGTTTTGAACATCGAAAGCTCGGAAGCTGTCGACGCCGCGCTTTGGGCTTGCCTTGCCCGTTGTACGCGCGACGGAAACAAAATCACCCCTTCAACGTTCGATGAAGCTGAAGCCCGAGCGGATTATTATGAGATTGTCATTGCGTGCGTGTCGGAAAATCTCCGCCCTTTAGCGCAAGGTCTTCTTTCCGTCTTTCCGCCTGCCCTTCTGGCGGCGTTGCAGAGGAAGACCGAAAACGCACCCCTAAATTCACAATCGACGACGAGCCAACCTTCATCGCCGTAAGGCTGGCTAAGGTCGGATATTTCGGGGGCGACCCGCTGGCTGTTTTGCAGGCGCGCGTTGATATTGTCGAAAGCATCATCGCCTATGAACAATTTGAAGTTGATTACGAAAAGGCATATATTGCGCTTAACACCCCAAAAACAGAACAGAAAGGGAGCCGATAAATGGGAATGTCAATCGGTGAGCTTTTTGTTTCTCTTGGCTTTGACGTTGACGACGGCAAGCTGAAGGATTTCAACGAAGGTGTGAAATCGACCGCAGGCGAGCTTTTAAAGCTGTCGGCAATCGCTACGGGCGGCGTTATGGCGTTGGGGGCTTTTGTTCAAGGCTCCATCGACCGCGCTTTCGGAATCAAAAACTTTGCGACAGAAACAGGCTACGCCGCCGAGGGAATGCTTCGTTTTGCTTCAGCGGTGAACCAGACCAATACCGCCGTAAGCGTTGCCGAGGCATCTGGGGCATATCGCAAGCTCGCCGACCATATGACAGAGGTTACCGATAAGGGCGGCGGCGCGGTTCTGGCTCGCCTTACTGGCGGGGCATATCACCTCGGAATGTCGGAAGATGAAGTCATCGAATTGCTTCGAAGCTACAAGCAAGAATTTATCCGGCAAAACGGCGGCGGACAAATCGGCGAAGCAAAGCATGCCATGTTGCTCAATCAGGTCGGGGTTGGCGCGGGCGCAGAGCGCGCGCTCGACCTTTCCAGCAAGCAATATTTTCAACTTACGGACGATTATGTCCGGCAGGAAATGGCGGCGGCGAAAGCCAACACAGACCTTGGTGGGGCGATTGCCGAGGCAAACCAGAAATGGGACGCTTTCAAGGATTCGCTTGTCGCCGATTGGTCTTCCCCTTTGATTGCCGCCCTTAAAGTTTCACAAGCGGCTTTTGAAGATTTTGGGAAAGACATCAAAGCGATTTACGATTCGTTTATGAGGCTCCCCGCCGCCATTCGGTACACCGTTGAGATAGCGGCTTCACTTTTCGCGGTTTTGACGGCACATATGGGCGCGATTCTTGCCCTTATGTCTGGCATCGTCGCCGTCATAGTGGATATTGGGCGGGCACTCCGTGGGCTTCCAAGCTACACAGCGGACGCGCTCAAGGGCTTCAAGCTGATGTGGGACAATCCAGCCCTTGCCGCGAACAATATCTTGGCGGCAATCGACGACAAAATCGGCGTCGACAAAACAGACCCATCGCTTCAATGGTTCGGGAACATGAAGTATGGGCAGGATGCAAACTCTTTAATGGGTTCTTTGAACCGGAAGGCTGAAAATTCAGGGGCGCAGGGCGCGCCCACCATCAATCAAAGCCTCACGGCGCACATCAACACAGGTGCGAACGCGAATGATGTGGCTGACGCCCTGCGCCGCTTACAGCAGCAGGCGCACAATGACGCCATGCTTTCCCTCGCCGGACAGGGGGCTTATTGATGGCAAGCAATTTAGACACACTCGCCGCTGACATTCAAAGCTATATTGTCGCCCCTATGGCGGCGTTCGGTCTTGCCGGATTCATCTTCGATATTGAAGGCGAAAGTGTCGCGCAAATTTCTGCGGAAATCACCGACCATTATTCCGAGGACAACAAGGCGATTCAAGACCACATCGCGCGAAAGCCGAAAAGCATCACGCTTAAAGGCTATGTCGGTGAAGTCGTCTTCAAGCCAAACGAAAGCATTTTGGGAACCATCCAAAACGTCGCGCAAAAGTTGGTATCTGTTGCCTCCTATCTTCCGCAAATCAGCGCGGCAGCATCAGAGGCGCAGCAAGCCTTTTCAAGCTCGGCGGGCATTGGGAGCCTTTCGCTTTCCAGCGTTTCCGATGATTATTCTCTGGTGAAAAATCTTCTTGGTTCGTTTGGCGAAACCGCGAACCAACAAAACGCCTACAAGTATTTTGTTTCTTTGTGGCAGCAAGGAACGCTTATGGGCGTTCAAACGCCGTGGGAATTTATGCCGAATATGGTGATTGAGAGCATCACGGCGATTCAAACAGAGGGAACAAAATACATCACGGATTTTGCTGTGAAGTACAAACAGCTTCGGTTCGCGCAGACTCAAACGGCGGCTTATAACGCTTCGGCTTATCTCGACTTAACGCCGCAACAGCAGGTCGCGGCGGATGTTGCCGCTGAATCGCCTTCGCCTTCCATTCAGGGCGACGCCTCAATCCAAGCGCAAGACCCCGTTTCTATCGGGAACGTTGAGGGGCAGGCGTTGAGCGTCTCGCAAAAGGCTGTGGTTTTTAAGCAGCTCGGATATTCGACAAAATCCCTTCCTCCCGCTTTGCCATAGGTGGCTAAAATGCTTTACATCAACCACCTAACGAACGACCCTCAACAGCAGGCAAATTTGACTGGAATTCCGGGTATCAGCATCGGATTTTCACTTCGCTTTATGCCCCGCATTAAGCGGTGGATTGTGGGCGTTTCCTCTGGCGCGACCAGCATTCAGGGAATCGCGGTGACGACCTCTCCAAACATGCTCCGACAGTTCAAAAATATAATCCCGTTTGGCATCGCCTGCGTTACCCCTTCAGGGCTTGACCCCTTCACTGTTGACGATTTTGCAAGCCAAGCCTCAAACCTTTATCTCCTAAATTCTTCAGATGTTGAGGAAATCGAAGGGGCATTTTTCACATGACCGCGAAATTCGGGCGCAGCTTCCGCATAACCATCGACCCGAATGACGGCGGCGACCTGATTATCGTGACAATGCCTTTCACGATTCAATTCTGGGTTCAGCGCAACACCTATTCCGACCAAAACAATCTAACGCTCGATATTTACAATTTGAGCGAGGAAAACCGCTCGCGCATTTTTCAAGACCGCTTTGATATGGGACGCCCGCCGCCGAATGCCCCGAAGGGATTCGTTGGTCGCAACATCAAGGTGGAAATCGGATACAACACCCTTTATCAAATTTATGACGGGACAATTTATCAGGCGAGCAGCGCGCGCGAGGGGACAAACATCGTCACGCGAATCAGCGGATTGAGCGGGACTTTTGATACGACGACAACGCAGACCTTTCAAAGCATCGCGGGGACGCAGACGCTTGGACAGGTCTTTCAAGCCTTGATTGGCGAATTCCCAAATCTTAAGCTCGGCGCGATTGGTGATTTTCCTGAAACGCGCCCGCGCCCTTGGGTTATCAACGGGAATGTTTACGAATGGCTGAAACAACATAGCAACCAAAACGTCTATATCGACAACGGAAAGGTTTACGTTCTAAAGCCGCATGAAGTTTTGGACGGCGATATTGTTTCTTTGACAGATGCAAGCGGATTGCTCGAAACCCCTCGCCGCGACGAAGCCTTTCTTTCGATAACGACGCTTCTTGAGGCAGGCATAAACATCAATCAGGTTGTCGATATTCAATCCTCCGTGCAGCCCGTTTATAATGGGCAGTACAAAGTCGCCGGAATACAGCATCAAGGCATTATTTCCGGCGCGGTATGCGGCTCGGCGCGCACAACTCTCAACTTAGTCGCGCAAGGGTTTTTCAGGGAAGGCTTAAAGACGGTGCAAGGACAATGACGACAATCATACCAGAAAACCAGCCGATAAACCCTCCTTCCCTTGTGGCTCTTATGGACGCACTCAAGCGGAATATTATGCTTGGCATAAATTGTGCCAAAATCGGCACAATCGTCTCATTCGATGCTGGCGCGTCTGGCGTTCGCCCCGCGACAGCGACGGTTCAAATCGCGCAACAGCAGGTGACGGGCATCGACAACAACGGTAACAAAACCTACGCCGCCTATCCGCAGCTTGAGCTTGTTCCCGTTTTTTTTCCGTGCGGCGGCGGGTTCACTCTCACGTTTCCCGTGCAGGCTGGCGACGAATGCCTTTTGCTCTTCAGCGACCGCGACATCGACAACTGGTATCAAAACGGCGCATGGCAGCCGCCCTATTCTGGGCGCACCCATGACATGTCCGACGCAATCGCGCTTGTCGGGCTTCGCTCATGCCCCCGCGCGCTTGGCGGCATTTCAACCACATCAACACAGCTCCGAAGCGACGACGGCACGACCTATGTCGAGGTGAAGGCTGGGCAGCTCGTGAATGTCGTTGCCCCCGCAGGATGCAAAATCACAACGCCAACCCTTACGGTGACGGGCGTTTTGACTGTTCAAAACGTCGCAGGCGACACAATCGGCTCAACCGTAAACGGTGGATTTAAGACGACGGGCGGTGATATTATCGCGGACACCATCAGCCTCAAAGAGCACATCCATTCTGGCGTGCAATCTGGCGGCAGCAATACAGGGGTGCCCGTGCCATGATTTTTCGCGCTCTTGATTCAAATGGCGACTGGACTTTCGGGCATGGGAAAAACAATTTCCTGTCGGGCAACGCCGCCATAGGCTTGAACATTAAAACCCGCCTTTTGAGCTGGGTTGGTGATTGCTTTTTCTCCATGAATTCAGGCGTTGATTGGGTTAACCGACTCGGCAGCAAAAACCAAAGGACGCTTCTTGAAGGCGACATCAAGCGAATTATCATTGCCAGCTATGGCGTGACGGGAATCACTTCTTTTGCTACAGTGCTGAACGTTCGCGCCTTTACCGCCAATTATTCGGTGAACACCATTTTCAGCAAGGCGTACACCGACAGCCTTACGCAACAGGGGGTT